AATGTAAATGCTGCGAAGTTCCTAAGAGATACCGCAGGGCAGAATCCGGCACAACAGCTACAAGAAAAAGAATTTGCATACCGGAAGAAACAGGACAGAGAGGCGAAGAAAGCCGAAGAGGATGGAGGCATGACCGGCGGCACGCCAGTTGAAATATATCTGCCAGAAAAGGAGGACGAGGACGATGAGTAACATCAAAGTCATACGGCCACAGAAAGGACCGCAAGAGAAATTCCTTTCAACAACAGCAGATATTGCTATTTACGGAGGAGCCGCAGGAGGCGGAAAGTCATACGGATTGCTGATTGAGCCTTTGAGGTACAAGAACAACAAAAGGTTTGGTGCTGTAATATTCCGACACGAATATAAGCAGATATTCAACCAGGGCGGCTTGTGGGATACGAGCAATGACGTATATGGAGATATAAAGGGAGCCGATGGAAGATACAGCGCAGGAATGTGGAAATTCAGAAACGGTATGACAGTCGCATTTGACTATATCAACCGGGATGATGATTTACAGAAATGGCAAGGTTCGCAGATAACCATGATAGGGTTTGACGAGCTTACCCATTTTTCCGAGAAACAGTTTTTTTATATGCTATCCCGAAACCGAAGTGTTTGCGGAGTAAAACCATACATGAGAGCAACTTGCAATCCAGATGCGGATTCGTGGGTTGCTGATTTTATTTCATGGTGGATAGACCAGGACACCGGCTATCCGATAAAAGAACGCTCCGGCAAGAAGAGGTGGTTCGTCCGCATCAACGAAACTGTTATGTGGGCTGCCACAAGGAAAGAGGCTGTACAGATTGCCCTTGATGCCAATATAGGCGAGGAAGAGGCAGAAACAATGCCGAAATCTGTTACATTCATTATGTCCACGTTGGATGATAACAAAATTCTGATGAAAGAAAACCCAGGATACAAAGCGAACCTGCTAGCCTTGACGGAGGTTGAGAGAGAAAGACTTCTCCGGGGAAACTGGAAGATTAAGGCAGCCGCAGGCTTGATGTTCCGCCGTACAAAGGCAAATATGCTGGAAGAGATACCAACAGACGTTATCAAGTGGGCGAGAGGTTGGGACCTTGCAGCCACATCAGAGGATGAAAAAGGCGACCCGGCATATACAGCCGGTGTTCTCATTGGCAAGAGGAAGAACGGACGATATATCGTAGCAGATGTTATCAATAAGCGGCTAAGCTCGGCAGATGTGCGAGAGATTATAAAACAGACCTGCATAACTGACAAGGCGAAGCATAAGAGAGTCGCAACAAGACTTCCGCAAGACCCAGGGCAGGCAGGAAAAGACCAGGCGCAGAGCTTCTTAAAACTCTTAGCCGGTTTTACAGTCAAGTGCATTCCTGAATCCGGGGACAAGGTTACGAGAGCAGAACCATTTTCAGCACAGTGGTTAGGGCTTGAGGGAATGGACAAAGGCAATGTTGATGTGCTGATAGCTCCCTGGAATGAGATGTATTTCAACCAGCTTGAGAGTTTTCCAGAAAGTAAATTCAAAGATATGGTGGATGCAAGCAGTTCGGCATTTATAGAGATTGAAAGCGGAAATACATATTCCGCACCTCCAGAAGATGGAGGACTTAACAAAGAAAGTTACTGGCGAAAGTGAGGTGGTAAAGATGGCCGATAACAAAGAAATTGGACGAATAGGACAAAGACGATATGGTGGAGTTATTTACGAAGAGTTCCTGCATGAGCTTAGGGGCAAACGAGGGATAGAGGCTTACAGAGAAATGTCTGAAAACGACGATGTTGTAGGCGCTATCCTTTTTGCTATCGAAATGTTGGTTCGACAAACCGATTGGAATGTGGAGCCAGGAGGAGATAGCCAGGCGGATATTGATGCAGCAGAGTTTGTAGAAAGCTGCATGAATGATATGCAGAGCACTTGGATTGACACCATATCAGAAATCCTGTCATTCCTCACATTCGGATGGAGCTATCACGAAATTGTGTACAAACGAAGAATGGGGAGGACAAAGGACAGCAGAACACGAAGCAAATACGCTGATGGGCTTATTGGATGGAAGAAACTTCCGATACGAGCGCAGGAAACCCTTTACCAGTGGGAGTATGACGATGAGGATAACCTGTTAGGCATGACGCAGATGCCGCCACCGTCATATAACCTGTATACGATACCGATTGACAAGGCATTGCTTTTCCGAACCAAGAGCCGAAAGGACAACCCGGAGGGCAGGTCTATTTTGCGTAATGCGTACCGTTCCTGGTATTTTAAGAGAAGAATACAGGAGGTTGAGGGCATAGGCATTGAACGTGACCTTGCAGGGCTTCCGGTAATGTATGCACCGGCAGACTTGGATATATGGAATCCTGACGATGAACAGGCGCAAACAATCCTGAATGGGTTACAGACGCAGGTACGCAATATCCGCAGGGATGAAATGGAGGGCGTTGTTCTTCCAGATGGGTATAAGCTGGAACTGTTGAGCACCGGAGGCAGCCGACAATTTGATACAAATGCAATCATCAACCGCTATGATAACCGTATTGCAATGACGGTACTGGCGGATTTTATATTTTTGGGACATGAGCAAAACGGCAGTTGGGCGTTGAGTTCCGACAAAACAGAGCTGTTTTCAATGGCGTGTGGAGCATTCCTTGATATTATTTGCGAGACATTCAACAGCCAGGGAATCCCGGCATTGATTGATATTAACGGAGACCATTTCAAGGGCATCACGGATTATCCTAAAATGACACATGGAGATATTGAGGATGCGGACATTGCTAAGGTATCAACATTCATCAAGGATATGACTGGTATCGGTGTACTGGTTCCTGATGATGGCTTAGAGGATTACATCAGACAGGTGGGACATTTGCCGGAGAGAACCACAGACACAAGAACACCTGATGAGGTAAGAGAGGAACAGCAGACGCAGAACCAACCGCCAGAAAGCGTAACAGCGGCAGGGAAACCGCCAAAGGATGGCGATGGAGAAATACCGGGCGATGTAACCGAAGCGGCTAAACGGAGGCTAGGGAGGTACTAATCATGGCGATACTGATAAGACCTGGAAAGAGATTCAGAAAAGCCAGAGCCGGTAACGGTGCGGAAATCCTGAAAAAGTTGGAGGATTACCTAAAATCAGCCAGTACAGAGCCGGTTGAATTGTTATGCGGATTCTGGAAAGACCAATCCAATGCCATCACATACCAGGAATTAAGACAGGCGGTGCTTGATGGAGAACTGGACGAAAAGACAGCAGATGAATGGATGCAGGACTACTCATTACTGGTACAGGGAAAGCTCAACGGTATGTGGCAAAATGCAATCGTAGCCGGTTCCACCAGTCAGCCGATAATCCAGGCTCTTGCAGATACGGATTACATTTTCTCGACGAAGCAGGTTATTGGATGGATACAGGAAAGAGGAGCAGAGCTTGTGACGCAATGCACCGATACGCAGAAAGAGGCAATCAAGGTATTCCTGGAAAAGACAGTCCGGGAAAGACATTCGGTTGATGAGCTGGCGAAGATGATTCGCCCATGCATTGGACTGACGAAGCCACAGGCGAAAGCAAATATCAAATACTATGAAAATATGGTCAAGACCTTGAGAGAACAGCATCCGAGAATGAAAGCAGAAAGCATCCAGAAGAAAGCCAGGGCAGCCGCAACAAAGTATGCGGAACGCCAGCACCGGCAGAGGGCAGACAATATTGCACAAACAGAAATGGCATACGCTTATAACAAGGGAGCTGATGAGAGCGTGAGACAAGCGCAGGAACAGAAACTTATAGGCGAGGTCGTAAAGAGGTGGAGCACATCAGGCGATGATATGGTGTGTTCTTTGTGCAGCTCTTTGGAGGGCGTAGAAATTGGCATGGATGAGGAATTTTCTTTCAAGGGAATAGGAACCAAAGTTACAACCGACCTTACACCACCAGCGCATCCGAGATGTGCGTGTGCTATTGAGTACATAGAGGTCACACCTGATAAAAATAAAAAGTAGAGGAGGCGAGGAATCATGCAGAAGTTTTCAGAGTTGATAAAGAAATCAACGGAAGATGGAGCCGGAAAGAAGAAAAGACCGGCAGTTCAGAAAGGACGGTTCAAGATTGCAAAATCCGATGATGATAAGATGCTTGCGTTTGGATGGGCGAACGTATCCATTACCGCTGATGGGGAACTGATAGAAGATTACCAGGAGGACATCATCGAACCAGAGGAACTTGAAAGTGCTGCCTACAAGTTCGCAGAGCTGTACCGTGAGGGCGGAGAGATGCACGAAAGAGGCGGAGCCGCAGTCCTTATCGAATCAGTGGTATTTACCGAAGAGAAGATGAAAGCAATGGGAATCCCGGAGGGCACGTTACCTGTCGGATGGTGGATAGGATTCAAGGTGCTTGATGAGGATGTCTGGGAAAAGGTCAAGAGCGGCGAATACCCGATGTTCTCCATTGAGGGAGAAGCAGAGCGAGTGGAGGTTGAGGAAGAATGACAATACTTGCAGGAATAGGGATTTTTCTTTCCGGTGTGGCTGTTGGGATGGTTTTAATATCCCTAAGTGCAGTCACAAGAAAATATTTCGATGAAAAATAATAACGGTAATACAGGGAAACATCCGAAAGGGTGTTTTTCTTGCATTATAAAGAATCTTTAAGAAAGGAGCAGAGCAATGGCAACAAAATTGAAAAACCTCAAAATCACAAAAGTTGATTTTGTGGACGATGGAGCCAATCCAGAGGCACACATCCGATTGTTTAAGAGCAAAGACGGAGTGGAGCCACCACATGACGAGGGAGCAGAGAAGAAACCGAATATCTGGAAACGTTTGATTACGGCAATCACAAAGGCCGCAGGGAGCGAGACGGATACATCGGAGCTGGAAAGCGTGATAGATGATATTCAGAAGAGTTCGGAGAGCTTCGGAGAAAGAATAGCCGAAGTCAAAAACCGAAAGATTGCAGATGAAATCTGGGATATCTGTTACGCTCTTCAATCTTCTCTGTGTTCTATCCTGAATGATGAGGACATGGATGGAACCAGCGCAGCAACCGCAATGCAGGAAAGCCTTGACGAGTTTAGTGAGTTTACGAAAGAAGCAATCTCACAGTGGTCCAGCGGAAAGGCAACAAACATTGTGAAGAAAGAGGAGGTTACTGCATCAGACTTGGCGATGATGAAATCCATCCGCAACAGATTGGATGATACCATCGAAAAGGCAGAAAAGGCACAGGAGGAACCTGGAGCCGAAGACCCTAAGAAAAAGGACCAGAACAAAAAACAGAACGATGCGAAAGGAGCAGAAGAAATGAAGATTGACAAGAGTAAACTTACACCTGCGGAACTGGCTTTTTTACAGTCCATTGAAAAACGTTACGGTGAAGAGGAGGGCGCGGGAGCAGAGGGAGTAACACCACCGGCGCAGAATACAGACCCTACACCGGCAACAGGAGTTGGCAAGGCCAATACACCTGCACAGGGAACAGATGGCGGAGAGGATATCTACAAGGGTATGCATCCGGCAGTAAGAGCAGAGCTTGAGAACTTAAAGAAGTTCAGAGAGGCAACAGAGGAGCGTGAGCTTGAAGGCGTTGCCAAAAAGTATGAAATCATCGGAAAGAAGAAAGAGGAGCTTGTGCCGGTGCTCAAAAACCTGAAAGCTGCAGGAGGCACAGCATACACAGATATGATTGCTGTACTCGATGGTGCAGTTGCGGCCGTTGAGAAATCCGGTGCTTTTACTGAAATTGGTAAATCCGGTGGAGCTGGCACAACAGATGGCGCAGCATGGTTAAAGGCAGAAACCAAGGCGGCAGAGGTTATGAAGTCAAAGAATGTGACAAAGGCACAGGCACTTGATGAAGTATTCCAGAATGACCCGGAACTTGCAGCAGAATGTGAAAAGGAGGAGTAAGACATGGCAGATTATTTTGGCACAAGCATCAATGAAAGCCCGACTATCGTGTTAGAGGCTGGAAAAGACATTGAGGGCGCACAGGGAATTGCCCTGGCAATCAAGAATGGTAAGGCTGAAAAGCCGACAGCCGGTGCAAATGTTATCGGCTTATCACTGTTTACGAATGATGAGAAAGTAAAGGCCGGTGATGATGTAGACATCCAGGTAAAGGACATCGGAAAGTGGATTGCCGGAGAGGCAGTTGCGGTTGGAGATGAGCTTACAACCAATGCAGAGGGAAAGGCAGTAAAAGCGGCGGCAGGTAATTTTATTACAGCAGTTGCCCTTAGTGCAGCAACAGAAGCAGGTAGCGTGGTAAAGGTTCAGCTTATTAAGGCTGGCTACAAACCGAAAGAGTAAGAAAGAGGAGGACTATAAACGATGGGTAACACAAGAGAAGTAAACGGAAATGCGGCGATTCTTGCGAGAATAAATAAGGGTTGGAAACCTAACCGCTATTTAACAAACATGAGCATGGCTTATTTTGCCGACCCGAAAGACCATGTTGCAACCAGTATTTTTCCGATTTGTCCGGTGGATTTTTCTACCGGATTTTATTATGAATTTCTGAAAGGCGACCTTGCAAGAGATAATGTTGCGAGAAAGCCGGCTTTCGGTAAAGTGGCACCGGCAAAGATGGGACACACTGATAACAGCTACAAATGCGTTGTAGACCAGATTATCGTAGGCGTAGACCAGATTGGAGCCGTAAACTATCAGCGTGCAGGAGTACCGGCATCCATCGACCCAAGACGTAGCAAGGTACGTTTTGTATCAGAACAGCAGTTGCTTCACCTTGATATTTTATTCGCAGAGAGCTTTTTCAAGACAGGAGTTTGGGCGAATGAGTTCACTGGTATTTCATCTGGCACACCGAGCGGCAGCCAGTTCCTGAAATTCAATGATGCGAACTTCGACCCGGTTAATTTCTTCGATGCAAGAAAGAGAGAAATCAAGCTGGCAGGCAGACGTATGCCGAATAAGTTAAGCCTCGGCTATGATTCATTCACAGCATTAAAGAATCACCCGGACATCCTGGAGCGTGTGAAGTACACAGGCGGTACAGCAAATCCGGCAATCGTAAATGAACAGGTACTTGCACAGGTGCTTGGATTTGAGGAAGTAAAGGTCCTGGAGGCAACATACAATGCCGCAGAAGAGGGGCAGCCGGACGATATGAAGTTCGTATGCGAATCTGATGGAGCATTACTTACCTACACAACAAATGCACCGGCTATTGATGAGCCGTCCGCAGGATACATCTTCACATGGGATATGCTCGGAAACGGAAACTACATGGCAACAGACCAGTTCGAGGGCGAGGGTGGTACTCATTCAGAGTTCATCGAGGGCTTAATGTCTACGGATATGAAGAAAACCTCCGATGACCTGGCTTGCTACCTGTCTGCGTGTGTGTAAACAGTAAGGAGGTACAGCGATGAGCTATGTTTGTGCAAAGGCTCTTCGTATCAGCGGTGTTGATTATGCCCCTGGGGATGCAATCCCTGATGGGGCAATCCGTCCTGAAAGAGTAAGAGTATTAAAAACATCCGGTTTTATTGGAGAGCTTGCAGAGGAAGTAGAACCACCGGCTGATAAGAAACCGGAGGAAAAAGTGGTTATCGAGCAGGTAACAATCCCGGTAAAGGCGGAAGATGGCAGAGAAATGGAGGTATCACTTGTGCTTTCAGGAGTTGTGAAAGTATTTGAGGTTATGCAGATGCCGGAAGAGGATGCTGTCAAAGAAATTGCAGGAATCGAGGACGAAAACATCCTTATTACGATTCATGCCACAGAGAGCAGAGAAGCGGTAAAAGCGGCGGCGAAATCCAGAGCCGTTGAATTGAGCACAGGCGGCAAGAAAAAGGCAGCCACAGGCGGTAAGAAGTCCACAAAGGGCAATGCAGAGGACAAAGCCAAAGATACGGCAGAAAAGTAAAGGTGGTGCTTGAATATGGCAACAGGAAGTTACAGTTACGACCCGGCAGACCTTAAAGGAAACACGATGAGCCGTATGCGTTTTGAGCTTGGAGATACGATGGTACAGGGAGCCGAAAATACTTGTGCGGTAACGGATGAGGAAATCAATGCTGCCATTGAAATGCACCCGAAGTCATGGAAGAAAGCAAAGCTGATGCTGGTAGAGAGTATCTACCGGCGTTTTTCGTATGAGGTGGATACAAAGACAGGACCATTATCTTTGAGCCTACACGAAAGGGCGGAAACCTGGAAAGAGGCATACGAGGCATTGAAAAAAGAAGTCAAAGCCGAAAATATTTCCGTTCCGGCATTTGCAGGAAACGCAGGCAAGAAACCACCGTATTTCTTTACCGGTATGCAGGAGAATGAAAGGACGAGGCAGGGATGATAAATGCAAACATGATGTATTTAAGACCTGGCAACCTTTTCAAAGAATTTGTGATTGAAAATAACCGGCAGAAAGTGACATCCACCGGGCGAGTAGTGAATGACCATAAAGGGGACGGCGTAAAAACTCTGTATGGATGCCTTGCAGATGCAACCACAGAAACTGCGAAAAATAAGTCTACCGAGGACCATACCGTTACACATACGATTGTGCAGAGAGGAACACCTTTAGCGAAGAAAACTGATAAATTAGTGCTGGGAAATCGTGTTTTTTATGTTGTTGCAGTAGATGATACAGGAGGTCTTGGAATTTCCACCCTGTATTATGTCGAGGAAAGGGATGATATAAAAAATGACACCAGAACAGGCTCCTGATGGAGTAAGAGAAGCAGTCGAAAAAGAGGTAAAGCACATCAATCAGAAAGTCCGGTCAAAGGCAGCCAGGGTAAATAACGCATTGAGAAATGCAGAGCTGGAAGTGCTGAAAGGCCAGAGAGGCGGAAAGAGATACCGCAAGCCGCATTCCAAACGTACCTACCAGGCATCATCACCCGGAGAACCACCGGCAAGAAGAACAGGCGCATTGCGATTGCAGTGGGCCAAAGGCGTTGAGGGTGGTTCATCTGGAAGTGGTGGAGCAAAATATACGGCATACATCGAAAGCCAGGTCCCGTATGCAGGATATTTGGAAAACGGTACAAGCAAAATGGCGGCAAGACCGTATGTGGAAAAAATCAAAGAAAAGGCACTGCCGGAAATAGAAAGTATTTTCAGCGAAAATAGCTGATAGGAGGCGAAGAGATGGAACTGATTACAGAAAAGCCAGTGAAGCAGTTCGACACATCCGCCATAGCGAAAGGCAATCTCATATATGCAAAGCATTCCTCATGGGATGCAGGAAAGAGTGGATTCGTTACAGGAGTGAACGGAAACGAAATTGCGGTGCAGTTTCATCCGGGCATTGGAAATGTGACGAATCATTTTTTTATCCTGGCATCAGAGGCAGCCGCAGGACAATGGGAAATCCGATGGTCTGTGGATATGTCCGAAGTATACGAGTACGGCATAACGCATGAGGAGGAGCCTGTCGAGAATGGAGGGCAGGAATGAAACTGGAAGAACTGATTCAAAAAAGATTTACAGAGCGTGAGGGATTAACAAAATTCCTTGCCAAGTTTGGGGATTACCCGGCGGTATTCAGCCCGGAGGCTCCAAAGGATAACCAGGACTGGGGTACAGATGTTCATTATCCGAGGCTTGTATATAACTATGATATGCAGGCGGATGAGGAGCGAAAGAGCGCAGGAACATTGTCCGTATCGTTGTTATGCCAGAATACAGAGGATGCGACAGAGGAAGATATAACACCAGAAATGCTCGAACCATTGGTTCGGTATTGCCTGAAAGATGTGTTGCTTCATTCCGATGATGGAAAGCTGTATGCATTCGCATGGAACCGGACGGACGCATTTGAACTGGCAGAAAGCAAAACAGACCTTATCATCGGCAGCGATGTGAGGTTTGACATCCTGGAATATACAAGCCAGGAAACAACCGACCCGGACCCGGTAATGGCAATGAATAAGTTCGTAAAAGAACTGTATCCAGAGTGCATCGTGGTAGGGCTTGACCGTATGGAGGAAATGACAGAGGCTTCGAGAGAGACGCCTGTAATATATTGCAGGCTCAATAGCATGGAAAAAGTAGAGGAAACGAATACGGTTGTTTGGATGGATGGTAAACTTGCCATCCATATTTTATGCCCGGACACTGATATGAGGCTGAAAATGGCAGCAGCTATCACAAATGCGATGTCACTGGACGGAGAAGTCACAATGCTGGATTGCTCACCAATGTTTATCCGCAAGTTACAGATGGACAATAAATCTGATTACCTGAAAGACGGTCAGATTTTTGTAACAGGCCGGTATGGATTATTGCGATATAAAGCAAAACCACATCAGCTTAATAGAACCACGCAAAATTATTTTTAGGAGGTATGAAGATGCCAAGAACAAAAGTAGAATCCACAGCAGATGCAGTGGAGGAACAGAAAACCGATGCTGTCGAAGATACCGCACCGGTACAGGCAGAAGAGCCAAAAGCTCCGGCAGAATCCGAGTACACAATCGAGGAACTTGCAGACGGGGCAGGAAACATTTTCAAAGTCCAAAGAGAATGTGTTGTTGCGGCATTAAAAGTCGCAGGAGTAACAACGTGTACAGTGTCTAAAGCAAAAGAGCTTGTGGACGCATTTATGAAAAAGGAGGTCAAATAAGATATGGCTGGAACTTATGTCTTAGGAGAAACAAAAGTCAGACCGGGAGCATATTTCAATATTCAGAAGAAAGGGACAGGACAGCAGAGTGGCACTGTAAGCGGTGTTACGGCTGTCCTTTTTCGTTCCGATTTTGGACCGTTAAATACTGCGGTTGAATTAAATCCTGATGATGGATTTGCAAACACTTTCGGTAATGGAGGCACAACAGATGCTATCCAGGAGGCAATCAACGGCGGAGCGCAGACAATTATTGCTTGCCGAGTTGGTAATGGAGGAACACAGGCAACTGCCACTCTGAACACAGCAGAGGGACAGGCAGCAGTAAAAATCACAGCAGCATATCCGGGAAAGAAAGCCTTTACTGTAACGGTAAGGGAAAAGCTGACAGACAGCACCATGAAAGAGTGCATTATCTATGCCGGTGTGACAGAATTTGAGAAAGTCGAATTTACCGCAGGCGCAGGAGAAGCAAAAGCACTTGCAGATGCATTTGCAGCAACGAAGAAATTCAAAGCAGAGGTACAGTCTGGAAAAGACCAGGCAATCGTGATGAATGTATCACAGAACGCCTTTACTCCGGGAACTGACCCGCAGGTTACGAATGAGGATTACTCAAACGGATTTGTAGCTGTCGAGCCTTACGAGTTCAATACAATCTGTGTTGATACGGAGGAAACAGAAGTACATATCCTGATGCAGTCATTCATGAAACGTATTTTCGGTGTAGGTTCCCTGACACAGGGAGTTGTAGCAGAAAAGCATACTGTTGACCTGGAAACCAGAATGAGCCATGCGGCATCATTCAATGATGAAAAAATGAACTATGTTCTCAATGCTTATGTGAATGAGCAGGGCAAGGAGATTGACGGATACCAGACGGCGGCACGTTTGGCAGGAATGATTGGAGCTTGCGCTTCAAATTCTTCCCTTACACATACTGTTGTGAGTGGATTCAGTGAAATCCTGGAACGCCTCACAAATACACAGATGATTGCCGCAGAAAAGAAAGGCTGCATCGTACTTAGCTACAGCAGCGCAAAACAGGTGTGGATTGATAATGCTATCAACACTCTTATTACACCGGCTGACAATCAGGATGATGGTTGGAAGAAAATCAGAAGAGTAAAGACCAGATTCGAGCTTATCCGCAGAATGAATGCGGCGGCAGATGCACTTGTCGGAAAAGTAGATAATGACAAGGACGGTCGAAGCACTGTAGTAAGCCAGTTACAGGCAATCGGTGACAATATGATTGCCGAGGGAAAACTGACAGCAATTACCGTTTCCGAAAGCACAGTAAATGTGGCTGATGGGGACAGTGCTTGGTTTGATATTGACGTTGTTGACAAGGATTCTATGGAACACATCTACCTGTCATACAGATTCCAGTTCAGCACAAATGCATAAGGAGGTAACGGAAGATGATTAACACAAGAGCAGCCGGAGATTCTCGTTTTGCGAGAACCGGTAAAGATGGAGCGATTTATAACGCTGATGGCGTGTTGCTGGCTACCGTAGACAGCTTCACAGCCAATGTAACTTATAACAATGCCGCATATTCCGTTTTAGGAAATGCGCAGGAGCTTGAAACCGCAAACACATTTAAGGTTGCCCTTACAATGTCCCAGGTTGTGGTTGAGGATGATGCTTTCATCCAGGAGCTTGTCGAGGCTATGGAATCACAGACAATGCCTGTATGGGATTTCCAGGGCGTGCTCAAAGGAAGAAACGGCACCGAGGAAAGAATGGTGTATCGTGAGTGCATTCCGAGCGGACAGGTTGATTTACAGAACATTACCGTTGGGGATGTTATCAAGAGAGCATGGAACTTTGCGGTCAACAGACCACCGAAATTACAGAACTTACTGGCACTGGGTTAAGAGATACAATGCGATTCACCGGAGGGTGCCGAGATGGCATCCTCCATTTAATTTTAACAATATTTTTTGAAAGATGGAGGAAAAAACGATATGGCAGATACAACAAAAAAAGCAAGTGTACAGATTGTAAATGAGGAGCAGGAGAACATGGCAGTTACAGAGGTGGAAACAACCGAAGAGGAGAACAAAACCCTCATCAGAATGAATGAGGATGATTTCATCCAGGGACTTATCAGTGCGGCTGATTATGCGAAAGATGATACACAGCGCATCGAAATTGCCAGAAATGGAAAGGTGCTTTTCGCATTTGAAATCAGACCGTTATCCGAAGAGGAATACAACAAGTGCAAGAAGAAACACACCAAGTATGTGAGAAACAAACAGTTCGGTATGAAATTACCGGAGGAAACAAACACTGTCAAATTCAGAGATGCACTGATTTATACAGCAACGGTTGAAGCAGACCGTGAAAAGCTCTGGGATAACAAAAAGGTATGGGAAAGCCTTAGAGCAAAAGACCTCCAGATTATGAACGGTCTGGATGTTATCGAATACTGCCTGAAAGCCGGAGAGAAAGACAAGATTATTGAGTGCATCGATTCTCTTAGCGGATTCGAGGAGAATATCGAGGAAGTAGCAAAAAACTCATAAAAGCCGGAGGAAAGACTTGTCTGTTGCATCACATATTCCAACGGACAGGAATTACACCGGATGAATTTTATAAAAAACCGCATGGAGTACAGGCGTTTATGCTTGCGTCCATGCGGATTTATTTAGAAAGCACGAAAGGAGGGGAGGAGGATGGCGGAAACAATACGAATTGAGATACCTATTGAAGTTGATGATAACACTGGTCCTGGTACATCGAGTGTTGAAAAGAACATGAACAAAGTCAAGGATGCAGCCGACAAAGTGAAAAGTTCTACCGACCAAATGAGTACATCTGCGAAAAAGGCAAATGATGAGGTTACAAAGTTTGACCGGTCGGCACAGAAAACACAGAAAAGTTTGTTGTCATGGGCGAAAGAAAAGTATTCGGTGCTGTTGGAGGCGAAAGATAAGATTTCGCCAATATTGTCAACAATCAAGGGCGGTCTTACCAGTTTTGGAAGAAAGACCTGGAGCGTAACGATGAAAGCAGTAGACCTTGCCACTGCACCGATACGAGGTGTAATAAACCTCCTAAAAAATCCAATCTTGCAAGTGGGGGCGGTTCTCGGTGTCAGTATCGGATTGAAAGATACGATTGATACATATAAGGACTTCGAGGCCGCTATGTCACAGGTCAAAGCAGTAAGCGGGGCAACCGGCAGTGAATTTGATAAATTAACAGCCAAGGCAAAGGAGATGGGAGCGACCACAAAATTTACCGCCACGCAGAGTGCAGAGGCGTTTAATTACATGGCTATGGCCGGATGGGATTCACAACAGATGCTTGATGGTATCGAGGGAATCCTGAATCTGGCAGCCGCATCCGGGGAGGATTTAGGAACAACCAGTGATATTGTAACAGATGCGCTTACAGCGTTTGGCTTGAAAGCCAGCGATGCGGCGCATTTTTCAGATGTATTGGCACAGTCGGCGGCGAGTGCAAATACCAATGTTTCCATGATGGGAGAATCTTTCAAATATGTTGCACCAATCGCAGGAGCGATGAAGTACAGCGTCGAGGACACATCTCTCGCCCTGGGACTGATGGCAAATGCAAGCGTAAAAGGTTCGATGGCTGGTACATCCTTAAAAACAGCGTTGGCGAATATGGCGGCACCAACAGATAAGATGGCAACCGCCATGAAGAAATACGGAATCAGCCTTACGGATAGCAACGGAAATATGAAAACACTGAAAGGTGTTCTGGATAATTTACGTTCAAGCCTGGGAGGATTATCTGAAACCGAAAAGACAGCAGCCGCAAGTACCATTTTCGGTAAAGAGGCTATGTCTGGTATGCTGGCAATTATCAATGCGACAGAATCCGATTACAACAAACTGGCTGAATCTATCAACAATGCAGATGGAGCCGCATCTAAAATGTCTGACACTATGCTGGATAACTTAGAGGGTTCAATCACATTGCTGCAATCAGCTATGGATGGAGTAAAAATCTCATTCGGAGAAAGATTATCTCCTTATGTGAGAGGCATTGCGGATTGGCTGACGGAGCAGATGCCGGAAGTTGAGCAGGGACTTAATGAGATGATGGACTGGGTAGACAGCAAAGTGGACCGAATGAAGAGGAAATTCAAAGAATTATCACAGTCGGATGAGTGGAAAAATGCGGATTTCTTCGGAAAAGTGAAACTTGCCTGGGATGATTTCATCGCAGAACCGTTCAGCGAATGGTGGCACAGCACCGGAAAACAAAAAATCGCAGATATTGCAGGCGATATGGGAACCAGCATCGGAACCGGATTAAAGCTCGGAATACTAACACTTCTTGGAGTGGATGTTTCGGACACTTTGAATGAGGGCGCGAGCGTTGGGGCTTCGTTTGCGAAAGGATTTGCAGAGGGGTTCGATACAGATGCGATAGCAAGCAAACTGTTTGAGGACTTCGGAAATATGGTAAAGAGCGCAGGAAAGTTACTTCCAGGGGGAAAATCGGCAGATTTATCCTCCATTTTTTCTGCAATTATGCTTGCCAAAATCGCAGGTCCGGTTGCGAGCCTTGGCAAAGGTGCTTTCAGCGTAGGAAAAGCAATTTTCGGTAAAGATGCAACCACCGGAACATCACTGGCAGGAAGTATTGGAAGTTCAATCATGGGTTCAGCCGCAAAGGGAACCGGTCTGAAAGGACTTGGCGTAACGATGGGTATGATTGGAAACACTCTTGGTTCTGGAGCCACTACCGGTGCAGGATTGATTGCGGCAGGAACAGCCGGTACAGCCGGAGGGGTAGCCGCAGGAGCAACACTTGTAAGTGCAGGAATTGATGCGTACAAAGCATTGAAATCCGATGATAAAGCCGAAAAGTCAGCTTATGGAGAATCCGCCGCATGGAAAGCAGGGGGAGTTGCCGCCGGAGCAGCCGCAGGTGCGGCAATCGGTAGCATTATTCCTGGTCTTGGTACTGCGGTAGGTGCCTTGGTAGGAGCAGGAGTTGGAGGCATTGCAGGCTGGATAAAGGGAAACAAGGTCAAGAAAGAGTATCAGGACAATGTGGAGGAGATGCAGAAAGAAGCTGAAAAAGCTCAAAAGGTATTCGATGCCACTGGATTATCAATCGACAAAGTAAGATTTGCGAATGATGATTTGAACGATGCAATGAATGACAGTTCCGTAACTGCAGAACAGCTTGCGTCATACATCCAGGAGGATGTTGCAAAGGTCGGAAAAGAGGCTTTCGGTAATATAAAGTTATCGCTTAGTGAAATCAAAGACCTTGCGAATAAAATCACGTTTGCTGATATGGGCGATGGAATCACAAAGTTCAATGAGGCAACGGAGAGCGCAAAAGAATCCTTATCATCGTTGGAGAGTTCTGTTTCCACGATGAAAAAGGAAAACTGGAAAGTTGGTCTGGGTATGCAGTTATCCGAAACGGATATGGATGATTACAAAACATCCATTGATAATTTTGTGAAGTCGGCGCAGGACTACATCGAAAACAGCCATTACGAGGCTACAGTTGCCCTAGAATTGCTTACAAACGGCGAGGGCAGCACAGAGGAGCTTGACAGTATGTATAACAACATGAAATCCCAGATAGAAGAACTATCGGGAAAATTGAGTGATACAGTGAACATTGCCCTGGAAGATGGAGTTATCACGCTGGATGAATCGAAAGAAATCACAAATCTGCAAGAACAGATTACAGCAATTACAGAGAAAGTATCAAAAGCGCAGGAGGACGCATCGTTCCAGACCTTGAAAATCAAGTACGGAAATGGTGCAAGCCTTGATATTGATTCATTCAATCAGTTGCAGGAGGAGTTACAGGCACAGGTAAGTTCTTTCAAAGAAACTTACGATAATGCGCTTACAGTAACCCTCACAAACCTTAACTTACAGTTATCTGAGGGAGCTATCACGCAGGAGCAGTACGATGCGGCTGTACAGGAGGCTACCGATGGATATTACGCAAACATCAACGATATGGAGGTGAGAGTATCAAGTTTCAATCTGGATACGATAGCAGAGGCTTGGAATGATGAGCTTGCCGGTATTATGCCGGATATGGAGGGTAGCGTTTCTGAAAAATTGAACGCTGCTTTACAGACTGCATTATCAGAAAAACCGGATATATCAAGCTGGACCCAGGAGGATATGATGGGATGGCTTGGACTTGATGATATGAGCATAGACACATCAGCTTTTGAAAATATCTATCAGGAGTTGGTGGCAACAGCAGAAAATATGGCACCGACAGCCAAAGAGGAAATTGTGCAAAGTCTGAAAGAATCCATCCCAACGATGGAGGAAGTCATGGCAGAGTACGGCCCGATTTCCAATGAGGCATACGAATCCATAGTAGAGCAGTATAAAGAGGCAATGAACAGCTCTTTTGAGAGTGCGGATTTTTCAGGTATCGGCACAACATTGAGTACGAAGATGAGCGATTCGATTCTGAATACTGATACGTCTGCATTCTCGACGGCATTTGCAGAGCTTGGAACAAAATCTGGAACCGATGCGGCAACAGCTTTCCAGGCTGCGGATTATTCCGGTGTAGGCGCGGCTGTTGGAAGTGGAATCAGCAGTGCTATTACCAATGCTGATATGGCACAGATTAACAGTGCGGTAGATGCGCTGAAATCAAATACGGATAGTTCCGTAAACAGTGCATTTGGCGCAGGAGTTTCTACAACAATGCCGGTAAGCGTAACCCTAGACTATTCACTTGTGAATCCGACAAAGACGTTCACGATAGGCGGTGGAGGAAGTGGAAGTACAACACTTACGGTATCGGCTCATGCAAACGGTGGTTATGTGAATGACAAGCAGTTGTCATGGGTTGGAGAAGAGGGACCAGAGGCAATCATACCTTTAGTTCCCGGTAGAAGAAACCGAGCACTGGAATTGTACAAAGAGGTTGGGGACATTCTCGGAGTACAGGCAAACGCAAACGGCAACATTATCGGAGAGGCAACACCTTTTAGTGGTGGAGCAAGAACGGTATCGGCTCATGCAAACGGTGGTTATGTGAATGATGCACTTGATATTATTGGTGCGCCTCATAAATCATATGAGGTTGAAACGCCTATGGAAAGTGTTATCAAAAATATAACTCCGTACAGCATAGGACAAAGTTCGATTGGAAGTACAGCAACAGAAATGTTTGCATACAGCTCCATTTCGGACTTTTTATCTCTCAATGATAATTTGTTAGCCGAAGCGATTAGAAACGGAGCCGCAGGCTATAACGGATTCACAGAGGGTACAGAAAGCGATTCAGATACCGCAGATGAACCTTTAAGCAGTTCGAGCACAGTGGAAACCGGAAAGACAAATATAAATCTCAATATCCAGATGTCACCGCAATTCAATATTTCTGATTCAGGTAACGGAAAAATGGATGAGGCAAGCATTATGGCAATTATCCGAAAGAACATGAAGTCAATGGCTGATGAGCTTGGAGGAGAAATTGCTGACAGACTGGAACAGGTATTTTCAAACATGCCGGTAGTAAAGGAGGGGTAGGCGATGGAAATAAAACTGTTTGAAGCGGCGAATAAAAAGAAGTCGTTTACATTCTCCTCATTGCCGGAGAAGATAAGCGGCAACCTGGGAACAAAATATCAGAGTTACGATATTATCTCCCAGGGAGCCGTAAAAGTGCCAAAAGGAACAGAGGTGGCCGAAATCTCATGGGATGCTGTTTTCTTTGGACCGTCCAGAAAAAATCTTGCGGTTGTAAAGAGTGATAGCTACCAGACACCCGATAAATGCATACAACAGTTGAGGGAATGGCAGGAAAAAGGAACGGTGTTAAATCTGCTTGTGACAGATACATGGATTAACCTGGATGTTACGATTGATTCATTTGCACCTGACCCTTTTGGAGCTTATGGAGATGTAAGCTACAGCATTAAGTTCTCGCAGGCAAAAGACCTGAAAATTTATACAACTAATGAATTGAAGATTGCCGCCTTTGTAAAAAAGACCGTCCCAAGAAATACTCCAAGCCAACCGGCAGGCAGTAGTTATACGATAGTCAGTGGCGATACGCTGTGGGGGATTGCTTCACGGAAACTCGGAAGTGGTGCGAAGTGGACGAAGATTTACGATGCGAACGCTTCAACGATTGAGGCGGCGGCAAAGAAACACCGGAAGAGTGGTTCTGACCACGGACACTGGATTTATCCGGGAACGACCATCACGATACCGGCAGCATAGGAGGTGCGGAGATGATAGACTTATCAAAAATCGCATACCGACTTACTGTTATGAGTAGCGGTGGAAAACAATACAATATCAAAGAATTTGTTACTGGGCTCGGATGGGAGGAAAACAAAAACGAGATTTCCGTCCGAGTCTCATTTACAGCAAAGAACGATAAGACATCCGCAGGGAGATTGTCAGAGATAATCAAACCCGGATGCCTTATTGGCATTTTTGCTAATGATGGAGGCACACAGGATAAAGAAGTTGCAAGAGGAACTGTACAAGAGTGGAATCCACAAGAACAGAGCAGCTCAAGCACATTGAAATGTGTTGCGTATGATGCTCTATACGATTTGCAAAGAAGCCAGGACAATAAATATTATTCCGCAGGAACCGGCACAAAGTCTATTGTGACAGGCGTGTTTGACGATTGGGGGATACCAACAAAAGGATATAGCGGACCAAACGTATCACACGAAAAGATGAAATACAGCAGTTCGTATCTGTCCGATATGTTACTGGATGTTCTGGATGATGTTCACAAAAAAGGCGGAGGAAAGTATATTATCCGAGCGGCAGAGGGTTATGCTGATGTTGTTGAGCGTGGAACAAATAAAGATGTTTATGTGTTCCGAGTAGATAATACAAAATCTATCAGCCAATCCATAAGCACAGCAAGTCTTGTTACCAGAGTAAAGGTGCTGGGGCAGGCAGACGATGATGGAAACTCTCCGGTCGAAGCGACTGTAGATGGACTTACCAAATATGGAATCCGTCAGAGAATATACACTAGAGGAAAAGACGAAAGCCTGGATGAGGCAAAAACAGCGGCGCAAAAAATCATTGACGAAGATGGTGTGATTGATGAAGAAATCACAGTACAGGCTCCAGATGTGCCATTCATTCGAAAAGGCGACTTGGTTTATATCATGATAGGTTCTGCACAGAATTATTATTTTGTGGTGGGAATCCGGCATGATTGTGACAATTACAGTATGACAATGGACTTGGAGCTTGCAAAGACCGAAACGGTAACACAGACAACAAAGAAAAAGGATTACAATGTCGGAGATATTGTGAATTTCAAGGGCGGTACGCATTATGTATCGTCCTATTCTGGTTCAAAAGGGTATAACGCCAGAGCTGGAAAAGCAAAAATAACAATCAAAAATGGTTCTGGAAAAGCTCACCCTTGGCATTTGATACACACTGACAGTGGTAGTAATGTTTACGGATGGGTGGATAATGGAACTTTTGAATAATGGGAGGCGATAACGTGGAAAATTTCGATGCGAATGCCGGTACAAATAAGCTGGCAAATGTTTTAAGTGACAGGATGCGAAGAGAAAATGATACATCGTTATGCCTGGACTTTGGAGAAATCCAGGGAAACGGCAGCCTCATTACAAACACTTTCCCTGTAGCAATTCCGAAAGGTCAATATTCTGTATGCAGACACGTAGGAGGATTATCTTTTACAACAAGCGGCGGAAAGCATGGAGGGCATTCAAGTGGCGATGGTTCACACAGTCACACGATTGCACCTCCAAAAATAAAACCTGGGGACAGGGTACTTGTGGCGTGGGTTTTGAATGAGGCCTGCGTTATAGATGTTGTAACAGGTTCGTAGGAGGTGGAACGATGGCAAACATTGTAACTGTTGCTGTTCCTGCGTTCATAGAAGAAAGTTCCGAATATGATACGCAATACAAACGGACGATGAAATGGAACCCTGAAAAAGGGGATTTCGTAAGAAATGCTGCAAACCAGGTTGCGGAATGCACCGGAGAAGAGGGCTACATGATTTGGTGCATGAAAGTATCCATGACAGAACGGTATTCCTGCCTTGCCTATTCCAATGACATAGGCGTGGAGATGGAGGATGCACTGGCACAGGACGATGAAAAGACAGTTGAATCAATGATAGAGCGAACCATCAGAGATGCACTGCTTGTAAATCCGAGGACTGAATGGGTGCGAGATTTCGAGTTCGATTGGAACGGCGATAGCATGAACTGCTCTTTCAAGGTTAAGGGGAAAGAGTGGGACAAGGTATTTCAAATCAATATTTAGAATGGAGGTGGCAAGATGGCACAACCAGAATTTCATAGGCCGGAGTGCTTTGATGGGAGTACAACCGATGAAATACACGAGCGAATGATGGCGAGCTTACCGGATGATATAGACGATATGCCTGCCGGATTTCCCTATGATTTCACAAGACCGGCGGCAGAGGAAAAGTCAGAGTTCATCAATTACCATCTGATAAGAGCAGTAATGCTTGCGTTTCCGCAGTATGCCTGGGACGATTGGCTTGACTTACATGGAGCACAGGTTCATGTAACAAGGCATGAAGAACAGCACGCAACCGGGAATATAACAATTACTGGTGCCGCAGGTAGCGTAATAGCCGCAGGCACCGTTTTTTGTGTACCGGCTATAGATGATAACCCTGCAATCGAATTTGCCACGAATGAGGAATGTACGATAGCTGGTGACGGTACCGTAACGGTATCCGTAACAGCAGTGGAAAGTGGCACCGGCTCAAACGTGGCAGCTCATACCGTATGTATTATGGCGAAGAGCGATAAGAACATTACAGGAATAGATAATGCGGAGCCTATATCTGGTGGAACCGCCAGGGAAGAGGACGGGGACTATTACGACAGGATATTTGCCGAATATGATAACAGCAAAACGTATCTTGGAAATGATAGCGACTTTATCCGATGGGCGAAAGAAGCTGGGGCAGGCGATTGTATTGTAGTTGCTGCTTTTGATGGTCCGGGAACTGTAAAACTAGTACTGGTGGATGGAAACGGACAGCCGGCAAACACAAAGCTGATAAATGATGTATATAACTACATTGTTTCTCCGAACGACCGCACACAGAGGTTATTACCTACAGCGTGCGCAAAGCTGTCATGCGTGGCGGCAACTACTGTAAAGATGAATTACACCATTACAGGATTATTGCTGGACGAATCGGCGGATAAATTGCGTGTGGAGGAGGATTTCAAAAAGTTGGTGCTTACCGTATATGGTGTAGCAAAAAATGAGGGAATGCTTCGATACAATGATGTGCGACCGCTGGTTACTTCCATTGAGGGGGTGGAGGACTTCGACACATTCCTGATAAATGGAAAGATGAGCAACATCAAACTGGAAAAAGAAGAATATCCGGTTACTGGAACGGTTGATTTCAGAAGTTAGGAGGGCGGACAATGACAGATGAAGAACTGGAACTATTTCCGACGAGTGAGAGCGCCCTGAAAATGTTGTCCTATGTGACACCCGGATTTTATGACAAATCTTATGTTGCCAAGTGGATGTACCAGGTCATGGGGCTGGAATATGACACAGCCTTAAAGCTGGCAGAGGAATTGCCATTGCAATTTTTCCCTGAAACAGCTACCTGGGGATTATGCTGGCATGAAATAAAATGGGGATTGCCGGTGCAGGAAAATCTTTCTTACCAGGAACGCAGACAGGCGATATACGAAAAGAGAGATTACCATTCACCAATGGCACCGTACATTATGGAACGGTACCTAGAAAATGTAACCGGGTTTACGGTGCATATAGCAGACTGCCACGATGCAGGACCATTGAAATATAAGCCGCCTCACCCAAATGTATTTAAGGCTTTTTTCAATGGCGAGGGTACACTGGATTCAAAGAAAGTAAAAAAGCTGCTTGATAGATTAAAGGAATCACATACAACATATTTCATAAACGATTATTCCATTTTTGAAATTGTGTTTTCTGAAAAATTCATAGTCAGCGATATAAATTTGCTTTTTAAGATACCGTTCTGGAAAGGGCGGCGTTTTGATGGTTCCGAATTATTAAACGGCTCACATCTTATGGATGCGCTTATCGAATATGATTTGCGACTTGGATTGAAATACAAAGAGGGCGATTTCCAAATTGTGGAAACGCTGGATGTTGAGCGAATGACAGCAAGGGCGAAAGTTCCGCTATCAGAAAAAATCCATATCGAGAAGCAGACTGTCAGTGCGAAAGCGTTTAACTGGCAGTCTTTGTTTTTTGATGGTTCCGTCCCGATGGATGGAAAATTGCTGATGAATTATTGCAGAGCAGACAATAAAACCACTGCAAACATCAGAATACCGGTAGCATCCATTTCCGAGAGTTATGGAAACGCTACCTGTACAGTAAAAAGGAATCTTGCATATTTTGACGGTTCATTGAAAATGAACGGTTCACGATTGCTTAATTCATTAAACAGAAAGGAGGCTATCTAAGAATGGCACAAAATGTAATTATCACAAAAAAAGCCAGAAAGAAAATGGTGCAGGCAAGAGCAGGAGCAATTGCACTGCCAAAGATTGTCGGTATGGCATTTGGTTCTGGAGGGGTAGATAGCGCAGGAAATGTTATTTCTCCATCAGAGACACAGAGCACGCTAAAAAAAGAGCTGCTCCGTAAGCCTATCAGCGGCTACAACTTTATCACAGAAACAACATGCAGATACGAATGCACGTTGGGAGAATCAGAGCTTGCCGGACAGTACATCAGTGAAATCGGACTATATGATGCCAACGGCGATATTGTTTGTATCAAGACTTTTACCAAAAAGGGAAAGGACAACGATATTGAAATGACATACACGCTGGACGATGTTTTCTAATCCGGCAGAGAGGAGGAAACCATGAAATCATACAAACCAGGTTCCGCTACCTACAAAGATAACATTCCGATAGTGGAAACAACCGACACAAACCATGCGGATAATGTAAACCAGGCACCGAAACAGCTTATTGAGAACGACATCGCATTAAAAGAGCAGATGGACGGATATGGCTTTTCTGTAGTTAATGGCGCATTATGCGTAACCTATGAAAGTGAGGATTAAAAGAAATGAGCAAAGTTACAGAACCTATGCTGCTGGATAAAACCGGTCAGCAGTTACTTGGAGCAATGACAAAGCAAAATGAGTTGCTGACAGCGATTGCAAGTGGATACAATTACAAGCCGACATCCATTGCGGATGTGTTTGCAGTGGTGCAGTCAGGAAAGGCAAATCAGGTCTTTAATTATGGCGACCAGATTATTTTACCATGGACCGACAAGGCAACCGGAAAAACATACGAGTGTCCGCTTGATGTGGTACATTTTGGAGATGTTACACTTGCGGATGGAGAAACAGTACCGGGAATGTTGGTACAATGGCATTATGCGACACCTTTTGGTGTACAGTTCAATCAGTTCCAGGCATTTAAGTATTGCGAGGAACAGTTACCTGCAGGAACCTACAATGTCATTATCGGTGATACATGGGGAAACAACTGCGTAAAGGGTAAAACATACCAGTTCACACTTACAAAGCCTGTACCGGCAAAAGGACAGCTTGCAGGATTATACAGAGCACCTGATGTCGGCCCAGCTGAATGGAAAGTATATTCATTTGAGAGTAGCTCGGCAACAGACCCTATCGAAACCGTAGCGATGGTAGAGGGGACAGGAGGAACCGCCCTCGGAACGTTATCTTCCAAACCAACAGCACCACTGAATGGTTTGCAGAGCGTTGCATACGGATACAATCGTTGGGCGCAGAGTGCTATGCGTCAGTGGCTTAATTCAGAAGCAGCAAACGGTAAGTGGTGGACACCACAACATAATTTTGACCGTACACCAGACCAGCTCAAAGAAAAACACGGATTCCTTACCGGATTTGATGAGGAATTTACAAAGAGATTGAAAGCGACAAAAGTATCTACCTGGAAGAATACTCTTACAGACAATGGAGATACAGACGGTATTGAAGTAACTTACGATAAAGTATTCTTGCCAAGTTTGGAGGCAATGTCAATTGCTCCGCAGAAAGCCGGCGAGGACGATGTATGGGAATACTGGAAACGTGCATCTGGAATGGCGGACAAAATGCAGCAGTACAAGACATATCCGCAGATTAGAACGTTTGCAATTGAGAATCACACTTCGCCGCAGAACGTCCGCCTGCGCTCGGCTAATCGGGGCAACTCGACCTATACGTGGTATGTGAACTCCGATGGTAGCGTCGTCGACGGCGACACCGCGGGCTGGGCTAGTCGCTGCGCTCCGGCTTGTTGGCTTTGCTAATCGAATAATCGTTATAATCCCCGGCACCCACGGATGCCGGGATATTTTTTGAAAGGAGGAATCAAGATGGCAGTACCAGAGGGAGAAAGACGACCTTGTAAAATGGACGTATTTATGTATGAGTTAGACCTTGTAACATATACGCTCCGAATCACAAGGAATGAGAAAATATTTCTTCCAGAATATAAAGGTTGCATAACAGACGATATTGTAGAAACCGCAAAGAATATCTACATAGATTCGTGGGATGCAAACAATATCAGAGTTCTGAAACGTGGCGATAGTAACTGGGAGGAGAGAAATCGTCTACAGTTAAGAGCTGCTAGGAATTGCAATAGGCTTTTGGCACTCATAGGCATCGCAAAGTCCTCGTTTCACCTGAAATCAAAGCGTGTCAAATACTGGGTTGGTAAAGTGTTAAAAATTCGGGGGATGATACGGAACTGGAATGAAAGCGATAGTGAACGCTACGCCGCTAAACAGCGGAAGTAGTGTTTATTATAGGGATGAGGACTGAAACGCAGAACGTCCGCCTGCGCTCGGCTAATCGGGGCAACTCGAACAATACGTGGTATGTGAACTCCGATGGTAACGTCAACAACAACAACGCGAACTGGGCTAATCGCTGCGCTCCGGATTGTGTGGTATTCAGGACATATGGCCGCCTCACAGAGGCAGTGCTCCGACCAATCTAACACAAGGAGTTCTTATCCTTGCCGAATGGCAAAACACCACTGTAGCGATGCAGTCAGCCCGGAAAGGACTGGTACTGCTATATACGTTATGGACAATAATTCAATTTACGTGGATAAAGAAGAGATAATCGGTTTCGATGCCTTGTATGATTCAATGATGAAAAGTAAGAAAGGGGTAACCTGGAAAGGTTCGGTTGCACATTATGTGCTTAACAGTATGGAGGAAACTTACAAACTGTGTGAAGAGCTTGAAAAGGGAACCTATAAAGCAAGGCCGACAACGCAATTTACGATAACATCACCAAAACCGAGGGAAATAATCAGCGTATGTTTTCGAGATAGGGTATATCAGCGGAGCTTGAATGACAACGCCTTATATCCGATTATGACCAGACAGCTCATTCGTGATAATTGGGCTTGCCAGAAAGGAAAAGGAACAGACGATGCAAGGGATAGAATGAAAGTATTTTTACAGAGAATGTACCGGAAGTACGGCACAGACTTCTATGGATTGCAGAGCGATGTTCATGGATATTATCCGAATATGAGGCACGATATCACGAAAGAATTGTTCCGGGATAAATTGGACGATTGGCTGTATGAGCAAACCGAAACTGTTCTTGACGGACAGTACGCCGGTGACGTGGGATACAATCCAGGCAGCCAAATGGTCCAGATAGCAGGAATTGCATTCTTGAGTGATTACGACCATGTGATGATGGAACAGACCGAAGCCGAGGATTACGGCAGATATATGGATGATTCAACACTGTTTCACCCATCAAGGGAATATCTGGAGAATTTGAAACTGATAAATGAGAAATACCTTGCAAGCAAGGGGATGGAGTTCAACCCGAAGAAAACGAAAGTATTCAGCATCAAAGATGGTTTTACATTCCTCGGATTCAAGTATCGGTTGACGGATACTGGAAAAGTTATCATGACAGTCAGTTCGGAGAAAGTTAAGGAAAGGCGCAGAAAACTCCGCAAGCTGGTGAGAAAAGCCAAAAGAGGTGAAATCACAAAAGCGAAAGTCGATGACTGTTATCAAGCATGGAGGAGTCATGCGAGCAAAGGAAATTCATTTCGCCTTATATGCCGCATGGACGAATTTTACAAGAATTTATGGAATGACCAAGAAACGGAGGTAACTGACAATGAGAATCAAAGAGATGAACGGCAGCATTTATGATAGCCGGGCAAATGAAAACCTGCGTGCGACAGTTGCAGAGCAGGCAGCAACGATTGATTATCTGGCTATGATGGCAGATATTGATATTCCAACAGAGGATAAAACGGAGATGGGAGGTGCAGACAATGAGTAAGGCACAGGAAACACAGAACGCAGAAACCACAGAACAGGTACGGGAGAAAGAACACAGCCCTAAGTTCTGGGATATTAAAAGCTATTACGATAGTGGATTCTGGAACAACACAATGGTTAAAAATGCTGTTAAGAAAAAGAAAATTACAGCAGAGGAGTATACGGAGATTACCGGAAAGCAATACCTGTAAAAGGAGGAAAAGACGGGTGCTTTGTAGAAGTCCACCTGGCATAATACCTTATGACCAAAATATCGATACCGCCCTTGTCGGAATATTACAACTTTGACCGGTTGGAGGATGCGGCGAGGGAATTACATCTGAATACAGAAGAGCAGGAGAATGAGGAAAAGCTATTCAATCTGCACAACCATTTGATATGGCATTCATATCGTCCTTTCCAGGATGCGCTTACGGATGCCATTTTCAGTATTACTATTCAGAACATAATTAAGGATTACAACCTTACTCCGCAGGACGTACCGGCCGACTACCGGGATTTGTTGGAGTGAGAGAAAGGAAGTATAGAACAATGGATTTATTTTCATTAACCATCGCCATAGGCATTCCATCGGCAATCACTGGGTTTTGCTTTTGGTGCTTGGAACATCACATGGAAAAGCGAGAGGAACAGGACAAAGAGGAACGCAAGAAAAGGCAGAAAGAGCAGGACGAGAGGGAGCAGGCAAGAGAAAAGAGCGAACTGTGTATCATCAACTGCATAAATGCCTCACTTGCGCTTGGAGAAGCTACGGCAAAAGCGGTACAGCGTATCCCCGATGCGAAATGCAATGGAGATATGCACGCCGCACTGGATTATGCACAGAAAGTGAAGCATGAACAGAAAGATTTCCTGAACTCCCAGGCTTTACATCAACTTTACTGATTGGAGGTTGCGGAGTGAGGAAAAGAAGAGTTACTAAAAATAAAAGCAAGGCCGCCATTCTTTGGATGTGGGAACACACAAAAATGATTGTGAACTGCCTGTCTGTATTGTATGTGCTGAACTGGCTGTATTCCCTTGTCGTGATTGTGGTTGCGATAAAGGAAACAGGGCAATTCAGTTACCTTGATACACTCATAAGCGAAACGAACGAAACGTTTCGTATTGTGGTAGGGGCGAACATAGCCAAAGCAGGAGTTGAAAACATATTCAAATACAACGATTTTGGCGGCAAGGGTTCCCGGTATATGGGGACCAGTAACAGTGAAAATGAAAACATAGAAAATGTGGAGGACAACAGAGGATGAATGACATTATTTTTGAAGCATTAAAGTTACTGATTATGGTTTGCGTGGCTGTGATTGCCAGATACGTTATTCCTTGGCTTAAAAGCAGAATCGAGCAGGATAAGATGGCAGCCATCGAAAAGATGGTTACACAGGCCGTACTATACGCGCAGCAGGTACTCACATCAAAGAGTGGAGCCGAGAAAAAAGCTATTGTTACTGACCTGCTAAAAGAAATGCTGACAGCAAAGAATATTTCCATTACTGATGAACAGCTTAACATTTTGATTGAAGCGGCTGTCAAGCAGATGAAGATGGAGGAAAACGCAGGAATCGTAATCGAAGCAGTAGACGAACCGACAACAAAAACTGAATAAAAGACAGGAGATGATACCATGTCGCTCAAAGGAAATAGCAACGCAGAGCGCATCTGGAATTTTCTGATAAGCAAGGGGCTTAATCCATTCGGTGTCGCAGGTTTGATGGGAAACCTGGACCGAGAAAGCGGGTTAAGCCCTATTAACTTGCAGAATACCTACGAGAAAATACTGGGATTTACGGATGATACCTACACCACGTCCGTAGACAATGGCGATTATCAGAATTTCGTACATGACAAAGCAGGATACGGCATTGCGCAGTGGACGTATTGGAGCAGGAAACAAAACCTGCAGAAGTATGCCCAGGAAAAGGGAACCTCCATCGGTGACCTGGAAATGCAGCTCGAATTTCTTATACAGGAATTGAGCAGCAGCTACAAATCTGTGCTGAATGTGCTGAAAACAGCAACGAGCGTTTCCCAGGCATCAAATGCCGTACTGCTTAATTTTGAAAAACCGGCAAACCAGGGAAGTTCCGTACAAAAAGAAAGAGCCGAATGCGGACAGAAATTTTATGACAAATATGCGTCTGGAAAAGGAGGAACATCTATCATGGGAAAGACGATTACAACAGGATGGCTTTCAGCCGTTATCAATGGAATTAAAATCAAATCTGATTTGAGATGCAACCTGGACAATTACAGCAGCAGGTCAAGCAGAGATGCTTCATACGTGACTATGCATTATACAGGAAATAAAAAGGACACAGCAAGGGCGAATGCAAACTATTTCGGTGGAGCCGGAAGAAATGCATCCGCCCATTTGTTTGTGGATGATACGGAAATCTACCAGAGTGTACCGTTAAATTCTGTAGCATGGCATTGTGGAGCGAAGACATATAAACACGCATATTGCAGAAATGCAAACAGTATCGGTATTGAGATGTGCTGTACCGCCGGAAATTATAAGATTTCCGAAAAGACTAAACAGAACGCCGCATATCTGTGCGCGTATATCTGTAAAATGCTTGGCATCAGTGCAGGCGAAGTTGACAAGTATGTACTTCGGCATTGGGATGTTACAGGAAAGAATTGCCCGGCACAGATGGCAGGAAGTAACAATGCTGAATGGGTAGCATTCAAAAATATGGTAAAATCCATCCTTAATGGTGGAGGAACCAGCAACAGCACTTCCGGTGGAACGCAGACAAAGCAGATGTACAGAGTGCGCAAAACATGGGCTGATGCAGCGAGCCAGAAAGGTGCATTTACAAGCCTGGAAAATGCAAAAAAATGTGCTGACGAAAATAAAGGGTACAGCGTATTTGATTCCAACGGAAACAAGGTATATCCGGTATCAGCAAATACTGGGACTTCCTGCAACTATGTGGTAAAAATCACAGTTGATGGATTGAGATACAGGGACAATCCTGGAACCAGTGGAACAAAGGTACTGGGATATTTGAAAAAGAATTACAAATATACAGTAGTGGAAGAACGCACTGTAAATGGCGTAAAATGGGGCAAGCTGAAATCTGGCGCAGGATGGTTTTCATTACAGTCAGAATATTCTGTACGCTGTTAACGCCTGACAAATAAGGAGAACGGACCTCTCTATCACACAAAATGTGGTGGAGGGGTTCTTTTTTTATGCTCGAAAATATTATGCACATGTGGTAGACTGTAGAAAAAAGCCAGGAGGTCTAAGAGGAATGAGAAAAAGACATTTTTTATTATTGGCATTTGCCATAACTGGTCTTGCCCTGAACGGATGTTCGGGGGGGGGTACAACGGATGTTGATACCTCGCAGACCGAGCGCGTAGCTGAAAGCGAAAGCAGCGAAGTGGAGCCGACATCGGCGGTAGAAATGCCGGACGGATTCACGAAAATAACACAAGAACAGGCTGAATCATGCCCGGATGGGGATGGAGTGGTCAAGGCTTTAGAAACTGCTTTACAGTCGATTGGAGTAAAGAAAGTTTCTGATTGTTATTGGGGGAATTACAAGACAGCCGGAAGTGTTGTCGATATGGAGGCTTACCTTATCACAGATGCACAAAATCTTATTGTCAGATGCCAGTACCTGAATAATAGCTGGACGGTTGTTTATATCACTGACAGCGAGAACGGACACCTGTATTATCCTACAACCGGTAAGGATGCATACAACTACGCAACAGGGGAATTGATAAAGCCGGAAGAAACAACGGAGCCTGCGGAAACAGAGGACACGCAGGAAGTACCGCACCGGGATGGAATGTACGGAATCAGCGATAAGAGCTGCCACGATATAGATGCGACATTTTCCAGAGATAAAGTGCGGAATGATGTTACAGGAAAATGGAGAGTGTCTGCCATTTCTGCGGATGTGCAGATGGTGGAATATGCAAAAGATTACTACCAATGGAAATTTACGAACGATGATGAGATTCACTGTATTGTGAATTTTTATAACAATACCACAACGAAGATACAGTATCTTAGCGGCAATCTGTTCGTTACGGTCCATGAGTATGTAAAAGGAGAGGAGCACGATGCTAATCTGATGTTTAGCGGAACAGTCCTCCAGGATTTTATAGTTTATCTCGATAATGGAGATATTGAGCAGATACAATAACAGAGTTATCCCCAGAGTTATTCACATTATCCACAAAATATTGAGTTGATAAAATAATCGTTTGGTAACCGACCGATACCGAACGGTTATTTTTTATGCGTTCGGAAAATTTCGGTTTATTTTTGACTTTATACCAGGTACAAACCTGCACTTCAAAATTTGTACCACCCAGTACAGAAAACCGAAAAACCGAACGGTTATTTTCTAACAATCCTTGAAAACCGCATAAAATAAGGATTTTCTGATGATTCATTTCTAAAATAAAAACTGAATTAACGAACGGTTATTTTCTGAACCGAAAAAACCCGATACAGATACAGAAACAGATAAAGATACAGATATATAAATATATTTATGTTCATTTGTACCTCGAAAACTTTTTCAAAAATTGTAAATAAGCATATTGACACTACTAACCTACGTGTTATTATAATGTCAACAACTCAATAAAACGAGTTGAAATAAACCGAGGCAGGAGGTTGAGAGTACATGGAGGAACTTGAAATGACACAGACAGAGTTGATTTTATTTTTAGAAACATTAGCAGAGAACGTGGAACTGAAAGCAAAGACCGGAGAAGATGCCGCAGGCATCATACGAAAAAAAATTGAGGTATTAAAAAAGGAAACCCCGACACCTGGTAAGTAAGAGGGTTTCCAATCCGTAATAAGGGTAAGGCGGTTCCTGCCACCGCCAAGCCTTACCCTTTTATTATAGCAGGGCGGTGGAAGAAATCAAGAGCGGAATGCAGGAGGACATAGAAATGGCAGCAACCAAAGAACAGGAGCTGAAAGCACTGGAAAAAATCAAAAAAATCGTGGCAGACCTTGGAGAGGATAGCTATATCGGCATGGCATTTGAGGGATGCTTTGAAATTGCCAAGGATAATATCGAAAATGATTTCGGATGCAGTATGAAACAGAGAGCTGAAAGTTCGGCGGCAGAGGCAGCAAAATATAAAGAAATGTACGAAAGTGCAGTGAAAGATTATGAAGCAGAGAAGAGAACTGTCGAAGAACTTGAACAGAAAGTTCTCACGTTGGAAGAGGCTGGCGCAATAAAATCTCTTCTTGCCTATAGCCAGACGGAGGCGATAAGAAGAACAGAAGAATCCGCCAGAAGAATTGTTGAATTTGCGGACAACCCGGATAGTGCAGAATTTAAACAGGCTGTGCAGGACAACAGACATAACAAGCAGTTGGTTGAGGAAAGCGGAAAACTTATCCAGAGGATTCTTGATACTATGTTTTAGGAGGAGCAGAGCTGATGAAAAAGTACAGAGTAAACGAGAGTGAACATTTCAACCTGTATTCAATGCACGATAAGCTGAAATGCATCGAAATTGATATGCAGGAGGCACCGGCACACACATATACAGACGAGCAGTGGGATGAGGTCCAGGAAAGAATCAGCGAAGTCGAGGAGCTTATGGAAAAGGCGTATTGCGTGGGCGCATTGGTGGACTGGACAACCTTAAAGAGAATCAGGGAGATTAAGGAGGAACGGCAGTTGATAAGATATAACGCCTGCATGGCACAGGGAGCATCGGAGAAAGATGCAGCAATGGCATTTGAATTATAAAACAGTTACCCGCCCCGGAGGGTACGAGGGCAGAAAGCGAGGACACACAAATGATGGCGAATATTGTAGCAATGTTTCATTCAACACTGCATATGGACGATGGATACGTGAATCATATCGCAATAGTCCAGGACGTTGATGGATACCACAATCATTTTCTTTATGATGAGGACAAGGAAAAGGGAGCCGCAGGGACAGGGCCATTCAAAACAATAGAGGATGCGAAACAGGATGTCATAGCACATTACCCTGATGCGAAAGAAAAGGAAATCGCCCTGGCAGGATACAAGTATTACAGTACACAGCGTCCAATCATGCCGGGAGGATACCCGAAGCCAAAAAACAACGAAGTCCTGGAGATTGAGAACTTCGACAATAAAAAGTTTGTTGAGGAAGTAGGCTGCCAGGCATGGGGGTATATCAAATACAAAAAGCCGCTCGGACATTTTGATGTTATCAATTATGAATTGGCTGCTGTAAAGATTAAAACATTGCATCTGAAATATATCGGCAGGGATGATTGGGGACGGTACGTGTATGAGGATGAAAACGGAAAGCTCTGGAAGAATACAGACTGTTGCAGTCCGAGAGAGTGCTGTGAGGAAAGAGGAGATACGCTCAACTCATCCGCAGGCAACGAATTTGACGGAGAACCTGATTGCTTCATGGCGGCTCACATTAAAGTTGAGTATTTACCGGAAGAGGGAGGCGAGCAGGATGGATAAATCAGATACTGGCGGACAGCCGGCGAAACTGTACCGGAATAAAGAAACAGGAGAGCTGTTTACATACCGAGGGATGCTGAAAGAATGGCGAGAGCGGTACGAGGGAATTAACCCTGCCAATGGATTTTACCAATACCACTGGCACACCAGGTACGATTACTTAGGATAATGGAACAGGAGGGCGGAAAGTGAGAACGATTGATTTACTGTATCAGGCATATGCCGATGAGCGGATGGAGAGAGCAGAAAGCGGAGAGGAGCAGGAGGCGATTCGCCAGTTTAGAAATATATGCAGCAAAGCAGATAACAGCCTTATGAAATTGCAGGGCGATATATGGGACAGCATGGTCCAGTATGGAGATAGCAGAGAAAAGCAGGGATTCATTGCAGGCTTTATGATGGCGTGTGATTTATTCAGAACAGGAGGTGCAGGGAGCTATGACAGTAAGGGAAATGCTTAACAGTGCAAGCGATGATGCGATAGCAAGTGCAATATTGAGAGGGGCATTCAAGAAATGCGCGTACTGTATTTATGATGATGCGATTGCGCATGAAGATGGCGAGGGCGCGTGCCCGAATCCGTACACAGGGCAGTATTGCAGAGAGGGAATAAAGAAATTTCTTCAAAGTGAGGCAACAAAAACAAAGGCAGATAGAATCAAGAAAGGCAGATAGGAGGTGCGGGGCATGGAAGATTTAATTCTGCATCCTGATATTGCAGAGCCGGTAATGACATTGAGCGATAGAGATATGGGAACGCTCTTCAAAGCTCTTATGATTTACAGGTGGAGGGGCGAAGAACCAAAAGACTTGAGCGCGGCGGCAGATATGGCGTTTATATTCATTCGGACAAAAATGGATATGGAAACAGAGGCGAGAAAGGAATACTGCCGAAAACAGCAGGAAAGAGGGAAACTCGGAGGCAGACCGAAGAAAAATCCAGAGGAAAGCAAGGAAAAGAAATAAAACTCATTTTTTTGAGCTTTTTGTAAATAAAGGTATTGACACCTACCTACTACGTGTTATATTAAACTCATAAGAGCGAGTTACTGAACACATAAAAGTGAGTAGGAGGTCAAAATCATGGCAGCACAGATTATCCAGTTTCCTGTACAACATAGCAACGGTTACAACAACCTGATTCAGTTGTTTGAGATTTGCAGTTCTTTGGAATCCTGCAATTTCTATCTTGAAAGCGTAGAACAGCTTTTCCAGAAAGGATATATTTCTGAAAAAGAGATGTACACTCTTCGCAGGATTGGCAGGGGAAAACGCCTTGAGCTGGCACAGCCAGAAGAACAGGAGGCGCAGGATGCAACCGAACCTGGGGTATACCAGTACACGCCGGAGATGGGAGGCACAAAGCCTGATTGCCAGATGGAGGCGAGCCGGGGATATTATGGCGGTCATTGGTTTATTGATACGCCACTGGAAATCAAAGGTCGGGGAATTACTTTCCTGAAAAAATATACGGATAAAGATTTCTGCACACCGGGGCATTACCGGGTAGGTTGGAACGAATACCGGGTAACCAATAAAGCGTTTGATAAATTAAAAGAACAGTACACAATTTCGCAGGAAGTCTGCCTCGATTAAGAGGCAGATACAGAATGGAGGGAGGGCAGAAGCGTGAGCCGGAGAAAGATGCACGCATACGGAGAAAGAGAAAGCGGAGGAAGATACGTCCTGGATGATTTCGATTTCTCTCGGAACCATACAAAAGCGCAGACAATCAAAAGATGGAAAAGGAACTTGAAAAAGAAAGCAAGGTCTGAACGCCGGAGAGTGGAGCACAAGGCGATGAGCACAAACGATGAACAATAGGAGGAATAACTATGGCAGATATGACATTAAGACAGTTTTGCGAGAGATACCGAAAGGGAGATTTCCTTGCGAAAGACAGAGCAA